GGCGTTTCCGCTCAACTTCGCCGACCTCGACAGTAAGGGGAGGTTTTATTTCATGTCCGACCTTATTATGGGTACCACGAACGTTGCCGATATTGGCTCCCATGTTGCTAACATGGTTGCGGAGCCGGCAGCTGTCACCCGCCGCATCGAGCATGGGTACTGGCTTTATGTTAATGAAAACTATCGCCAGGCTGGGACCACCCGTCTTGACTATGTCAAGGTGGCTGAGACGATTAAGGAGCGCAGGAAAGCACTAGGCGACCATCTCACTGTGAGCGGTCTCCTTGAGTGCATTCCTTGGGACGCGTGGGTCATTGTGCCTCACGCGTTCGAAGGAACTGCTCCGTCCTTGGTTCCAAATAGCAAGACCTTGCTAGACGTCGCCAAGGATTTAGTCGCACAGTACCAGAGCAGGACTAAGGCACATGATGCCGAGGTCACGGATCTGGTGGGGTGGGCTAAGGACTTGGCCCAGGCTATTAGGCCTGAGTCCGGTTTGAGCTCCGCTGACACTGACATACCTGGGTATGACGCACGTTTTATGGCCGATTACCTGGATGGTGCGAGTAGTTTTGAGTTGCCACCCGGGCCCAGTAAGAGGGCTCCCGTCGATGAGATCGAGCCTGTGTTCGAACCCGATGAGCACAACCTAGACTTCGCCCTTGCATGGGCGGAGATACAGGAGGATGTTGATGAGGTTCAAGCACGTTCTACTGCCATTCACGATGCGAATGATGCATACAAGACGCTCATTCAGCAGACCCAGGAGCGCTATGACTGGATTGGTCTGGCGCTCGACCGCTTGCTGCATTGGCTGGAGGATAAGAACATGCCTCCGTTCGTTTTGTGGGCTGTCAAGCTGCTAGATGGCAGGTTGCCCCAATCACCAGAGGCGCAGGAGGAGTTTCTTGACCGGCGCAAAGCCTTTTTCGCTGGTTCTCCTCATGCGGCCTTCTTGATTACGAATGTCACGAGGGCCCTGAATGCATGGGCAATTGTGAGTGTCATGCGGCAGTTAGCTGGTCTTGCGATAGCCATGTTCAAGTCTTTAATTGGGTGCGTGCGTGCCATGTTTGGTGCTGGCGTTGTGGCGCAATCCAATGTCCAGGGGACACAGGACCCCACACCCAAGATGAGGATGCCTAGAGTTGTGTCTCAGCTTGGTAATCCCCCTGCCGACCACCATTCAGATGTTGTGTACAATAATACGTACAAGATTCTGTATGATGACGGGGGTGAGATTAAGAGTGTAGGTCAGGTCCTCTTCATAGAGGGTGACTTGGCAGTCATGCCTCATCATTTCATCAGACACATTGGGACCTTAGGCAACACAGCCAAACTTAAATTTGTTTACTGTGGTGCTACAGGTTTTGACGTGACCATGCCCGTCAAGGACTTTTTGTCCTTGAAGAGTTTTCAGGTTCCAGACAGTGATGTGATCTTTGTCCGGTTCGACCGGAAGATGATGAAGGCGCACCGCAGCATCATGAGCATGTTCCTGACAGAGGCTGCCATGCAGCAGGTTCTGAGGAACAAGACTAACCATGTGAGGCTGGATGTCGCCAGGCATGCGAAGGAGCACAAGCTGAACAGAACTGTGTTTGTCAGCAATTTGTGTGAGTACCAGACCAACCCAATCACAACATGTGATGGTGAGAGGTACTCGTACACTGTCTCGTACAATGCTCCAACAGCATTGGGAGACTGTGGAGCGCCACTCACGTTGTGCGAGCCTCGTCATTGGGGCGGAGCTTGCGTGATTGGATTCCACATTGCTGGCAAGACCGGTCTTGTCACGCGTAAGGGCTATTCGGCCATAATAACCAAAGATTTGGTTATGGCCGCGCGTAGCGACCTTAACACGTGGGCCGATGGGTTCAGTTCCGATTTGGCCGCGAGGGGGATCACCCTCTCAGACCTCACCTATGAGGAGAAGGTCCAGTTGGAGGCTGCTGGCCTCGCAGGTGGATCACATGTTCCCATTGGGAAGGTCGACAAGGCCATTTGCCTGGGGGGGGATTCTAAGATTAAGAAGTCCCCACTTCATGAGATTCAGCCTTTTGGGCCCGCGCCCAACGCTCCCTCGCATTTGAGGCCCGTCTATGTGGACGGTGAGAAGAAGTATCCCATGGTCGAGGCCATGAAGGCCTATCAGACTCCTTTGGAGGTGGGGCGTTGGCAAGGCAAGATTCAACTCAGTGCTGTCACTGAGCTTGCTTTGTCTAAGCATTGGTCGGCGACTTTGGGCTATGATCGCTCGATTCTCACGTTTGAGGAGGCTGTGTCTCCCCCGGAGAATATGAAGCTTAAGCCCATCAATCGTGCCACTTCTCCCGGGTACCCCTATCGTTTAGATGGGGGTGCCGGCAAGCGCGAGTTCTTCGGAGTGGAGGGTGAGTTCACCTTCGATTCCAAGCAAGCTAAGGCGCTTCGTGAGGATGTGGAGAGAATGCTGGCCAAGTGCAAGGCCAATGAGAGACCGGCCGTCCTTTTTACGGATTTTCCGAAGGACGAGCTGAGACCCCACGCCAAGGTCCAAGCTGTGGCCACCCGCGCCATCAGTGGGGCTCCCCTTGATTACACCGTTTTGACACGGATGTATTTTGGGAGTTTCATGGCCGCTACGTTTTCCACACACATTGAGAACGGTATGTCCCCGGGTATTAACCCCTACACTGACTGGCATGAGTTAGCGGAGAAGCTGCATAGCAGGGGCTCCAATGTCTTTGCTGGCGACTTCTCGCGTTTCGACGCGAGTGAGCAGCCAGAGATACATGAGGAGATTCTTGCTTACATCAACCGCTGGTATGCCAAGGGCTCCAAGTATGATGCGGCCACTCTTGACGAGCACAATCGTGTGCGAAGTATGTTGTTCTTAGACCTCATACATTCCAGACATTTGTGCGGTCTCGGGGGTAAGCTTGACATTGTCATGCAGTGGAGCAAAGCCTTGCCGAGTGGCCATCCGTTGACAACTTTTGTCAATTCCGCTTATGCCTTGATATGCTTGACTGGGTGCTACGTCTATAGGACCCAGGATTACAAGGATATGTGGAAGCATGTTTTCTTACAGACGTTTGGTGATGACAACATCAATTCTGTCGCAGACCACCTGACCGAAGTCTTTAATCAGGTCACGGTGGCCGAGTCGATGATGGAGTTGTTTGGGCTCACGTACACGTCTGACAAGAAGGGTGAGGCCCTCAAGCCCTTTGAGGGTCTGGAGGAGGTGACCTTCTTGAAGCGTCGCTTTAAGCCAGATCCCGAAGCCAGTGGGGGCTGGAGTGCTCCCTTGGAGCCGGCAAGCTTTATGTACATACCGTATTGGTTTAAGAACCCCCGTGACCCCGCGGGTGATTTGGGGAAAAATGTAGAGCTTATGCTTGGTGAGCTGAGCCTACATTCTGCTGACATGTGGCGCGATCACCATCCTGTGCTCGAGGCTGTCCTTGAGGAGGAAGGCATTCAGGTGCCTTTCCAGACTCGCGAGGCGGCCCGGGCCTGGATGATGACACGCGCTGATGTGTGGCATTAATATATACGGGCGCGGCTTGGAGAAATACGCCACTTGGCCAACCGCGTCGTCAGGATTTCACCCTTGGTTTTCACCTTACTACTCAGACTGAGTCAGAGAGTAGTGGCACCTGTGGGCAACGTGTGTCCGTTCGCCTGCTTGTACATATTGACACGCTACAGATAATATAGCAGATGTAGACAAATGTGACCAGATAGTGGGAGTCACAATAAACAGTTCCCCCGAGACCACAGGTGTAACAGCTTTTCATGCTGAAGCACCTGTCTGCGCTGACACCTCGTACGATTCCACATCCACAAGTTTTGCCATTGGTGACACTCGCGGCCAGGATCTTAAGGAGTATTTTCGCAGACCCCGCTTAATTGATAGCGGGTTTTGCTCCAACACGGCCACCATTTTGGTGAATCGTGATGTCAATTTCTCGAACGTTTTCTCGATATGGTTCCCCAATGGAAGGGACCGTTTGGAGGGTGTCGAGGGCGTCAGATTTACCATGGTGTTTACCGTCACTGTGGCTGCGAATCCATTTCACGCTGGAACCCTGGTATTGAATTACCAATATGGCTCCAGGGTTTTGGATACAGACACTTGGCAGAGGTCTTCTTTGCCATACGCCTGTACTCAGTTACCACATGTGAGGTTGAACCTGGCCGAAGAGACTATGGTTCAGTTGTCTGTGCCGTGGCTCGCTGACGTGGACTACATGCCGCTGTCCTCGGTGACAGAGCGGACTGTGGGTATTATTGCTATAAATCAGATCATTCCCACTCCGACGCTTACGAGCTCTGGAGTCCCAACATACAAGATGTATGTTCATTTGGAAGATCTTGAGTTGATTGGTGCAACCACCATTAACGAGCAGTTTGTAACCCCACAGAGTGGCTTGCGTTCCAGCCAGCCTTCTGGTGTTTCTTCACTCATTGCCGAGGCTAAGGCCGATAGGCTCTTATCTAGGGGTCTTAACGCTACGGCTCGCGTCGTGGACAGAGTTGGTGCTGCCGTGCCATCTTTGAACGCGGTCGGTGGTGCCCTATCATGGGCTCTTCGTGCAGCGTCTGGAGTCGCTAGCGTGTTTGGTTATTCCAAGCCTCGTGACTCCACAAACCCAAACAGGGTGCAGCGCACTGACTATATTGGCGAGACCAATATTGACATGCCGGCGCCCCATTTTGCGCTGGCGGCCACAGCCGAGAATTCCACGCGTGTGGATTCCACGTTTCCCGGCACTGATGAGGATGAGATGGCTTTACCTTTCATCTTGTCCAAATATTCCCAGATATGCTTGGTGTCGCTGAGCACTTCGGACGTGACAGGGACACGCATTTGGGCTTCTTTGACCAATCTCACCAATTTTTGGATGAGAGTTGGGTCGACCAAGCCCTTTTGCAACATCGCACCTCCATTGGCCTCTTCGGCCACGACCAATTGTATATACCCAAGTAATCTGATGTATTGGTCTCAGCTCTTTAGGTATTGGAGGGGAACTTTGAAGTTTCGATTTAGTTTTGGCAAATGCAAGTTCCACGCAGGTCGCGTGATTGTTGGGTTTGTTCCTAGACCGAATAATGCCGTGTTGAACGCTCGGAACAACGACGCTATACCCGCCTTAGAAGTTGCTTCGTCTCTTCCTCAACCATTCTCGTATTCCGCTATTTTTGACCTCAAAGATGATAGTGTGTTTGAGTTTGAGGTGCCCTACATCAACAATACTTTGTGGACCACCACCAATGGGTACACAGGGGGCTTGACTCTAACAGTGTTAGACCCTCTGATTGCCAACGGTGAGTGCTCTACTGTGGTGCCTATCCTCGTGGAGGTTGCGGCTGGCGAAGATTTTGAGTTCGCCGTGCCTGGATGTCCTTCTGTGGCCCCTGTTTCAGGGAACACAGGATTGACGGTCCAGTTGCAGTCTGGCATGAATGTCAGCACCGCGAGGCGCGTGGAGGAGTACACCACGGGAGAGTCAATAAAATCCGCCAAGCAATTGTTGATGATGCCTAGTTCCACCACTTATGATGTGGCCAACTTGTCCCAGTCAGTAACTGCCTTACCGAGCTTTTTCTACCTTCCTAGGTGGACCAACGCCGTGCCCATGGCTAACCCTTCCGTTCAGTGGATGGCTTTGGCAAGACAGCAGATTATTTCCGCGTGCTACGCATACGCACAGGGAGCTACCTCCTATGATGTGTATTGTGACGCCGAGAACGACTTGTTTGTCATGCAAGCCCTTCAGGCCCCTACAGACGGCAATGGTGTAGCAGCTGCTGCTCCGTCGCTGTATTCTGGAGGGGTACAGAACACCGCTGTCCGCATCACTTCGTCCAAGAATGCTTTGCATTTTCAGGTTCCGTTGTATGCTAAGACAGCTAGGGTTGCCATTAGGGATTTCTACGGTGTTGGTGCAAACATTTTAACCCGCAATTATTCACCAAACTTGGCGTCTATGTCCACGACTGTGTCTTCAGTTATTCCTTTATTAAAGGTTAGAAATTCCACTGGTC